GCATCTTCCAATGCCGCTTTAATGGCACTATCCACTTTGGCAATGTTGATAGCTTCATCTTCAAGCAGTTTTGCATCGATAGTCTTTTTAATGACTATTCTTGCTTCTGTACTTCTCTGCCCCTCACCGAAGATATCCACATACGCTACGCTTACATCATATATGCCTGCTTCACAGCTATGAGTATAGGTATTGTTTGCCGTAAATGCTGATATAATGCCATCGCCATTGATATATACTCTCATACCAAGGCATCCGTTAGGTATTGCGCCTGCTACTATATTGATACTGCCAAGGTTAGCACTCAAAACAGGTTTATCAGGTTTTGGCGGTGCTTCTTTAGCATAAATCAGTTTGGCAGGAGCAGAATATTTACCAAGTACGCTTTTGGCAAACAGGAACAATGTGCCTATCCGTGTTGTCAATGTTAGTGTTGTTAATGTTCCGCTTGTACGTGCCAACAGGTGTCCATCTTCATTGCCACAATTTGTATCATCACGCACTTCATAGAATGCAATATCTGTATTGGCAACTTCTTTCCAACTTGCTTTAATTTCATTGCCGTAAGTGATACCAAATCCGTTAGGTGTGTTAGGTGTTTCCGTCCGTGCGCTTGCCGTTACTGTTACCATTGGCGATGTTTCGATCAGGTTTTTATTTCCTAACATATCTTTGGTAACAACCGCAAAACGATACCTGTCGCCTGTTGTAACATCGCTTAATGTAAAATCAGAATATCCCTGCCCTGCGTATTGCCATTTGTTCTGATAGCCTAATTCACTGATTGCCACGCCCTGCGTCATGGAAATATCAGATGTTCTTGCATTATCAGTTTTGTACCACACATCGCAGTTTCGGTAATTCGCTAATAGTGGCGCATCCCATACAAGGTGAATTTCATACCGCACTTCACCGTTCTTTACGCCACGATAAATCGTGTTGCCAACAAGGTTTGTAACCACAGGCAACGCACCGTTACCCGTAGGATATATCGGGCCAACAACAGTTCCGCTGCTTTGATTTACTCCAAGTAACGTAACAACCTTTACCCAATACGTTGTGTTAGGCAGAACATCAAGTTCACACGTATTTCCTGTTATATTGCTTTTACCGATAGTCCAATTCTCACCATTGGTTGACAACAACACTGTGAACCTTTCACCCTTATCCGGCATATTCCAACTGCATTGCAGTTTGCCAATGTTGTCGCCAAATTCGTTTTTACTTTGTGACAGGGTAGCAACCAATCCTGTTACGTTCCCTGGTTCACCATACCACTGTGCGTAATCAATTACAGGAATATCATAGTTTTCGTTATAAATGTTTTCGTTGTATTCAAGACAACTAATGGTGCGTTCAAAATCCTGTGAACGTGTAATAGATTTCACCACAAACGGCTTACTACCGATGTTCGCAACCGCAATATCAAATACATCACCGGCTTGCGGCATATCTTCTTCCGGCAAATTTCCGCTTACTGTTATCATTGTCCAACCATCAGCAGAAGAAACAACTTCACACGCCCTTGTGTAAAGATTGTCATTTTGTGTTCTCCACTGGATTCTATACGACTTCGTTAAATCTTCTAACTCTATCGGTAGCACCCATGTTGCGCCATCAATGCTTTCAATGCGTCCGCTGTTCGCCCAACGTGGTACATCGTGGCTGACCATAATAACATCGCCAACCGTACAGGCAATAGAATCAATGCCAGCAGTAAATGTCACTGTACGCAATAAATACTTATTACTGTACAACTGATACATACCTTCACGATATGCCTGCCTGTAATCGGTAATGCCATCAAACGTCATTTGTGCCGTTTTTGCATATCCGTCAGAATCGTAGGTGTCACCATAGATAGTAATTACTTCACGTTCGTAGCCAGCGTCTTTATTGGTAAATGTAATTTCAACACAGTTTGCACGATCTGAAACCTTTAAAAACTCCTCGTTAAAACTACCCTCTTTAATGTTGCCCATGCCGAACATCTGCACAGGTGTCTGTACATGGTTGTAAATGCAACCATAGCGTGTGCCGAACCGCACCACTAATCCATGACCAATAGGAGCAATTTTCTGATTGGCAATTTCCAATAATTCGCCAACCGTATTAATTTCAATGTTTACAAAATACTCTTTCTCGTCACACCATGCCGCCCATTCAGCAAAATCGTCATAACGCATTAACTCCTTCGCTGCACCACGAACCTCTATTTCCATTTCGTCCGTGTTGACATTCTTTAATTCCCTTGCCTGATGCAAAAGGTCGTAACATGCCCATGCTGGATTATTAGCTAAATGCTGTTCGTATTCTGCGGTGTGTGGATTGTACACTAAAACTGTTTGCCGTTCTTTCATAAACGACAATGACGGAGAACCATTCAACTGATCCGTTGCTTTTGCCCTAATGCCAATCAACGCCTGACACGGATAAATAAAATCATCATAAACAATAGAAGTAATGCCTGTAAAATAGCATTCTTTTTGGTCACGATTGGCACTACTATGCCGAACCGATACAACTTTTGCCCTTACATCATATGCACCGGGTTCAATATTATCTACTCTGTATTCCTTGCGAATTGCTTTATTGCTGTCACCAGAAATGCTAAACGTGCCAAGTTCCATCCACGTTTCGCTGGATGTCAGCTTGTACTGCATCTCAACTTCAACTACATTGGTAGAAAAGCCGCCATCGTCATTTCCGTGGAACAAGCCATTAGGAAATTCAACTTTAAAAATTAATCCTTCGGTTGCTGTTCCCTGTGCGGTATCCGTATACCACTGGTCAACAGTAGTCATGTGGTAAGACAGATTTTTAGTAAAGTATGTATCGTTAAAATACGGAATTACTTCCTGATCGTTCGTTCCTGTTCTGATTTCGCATGTAACATTAGAATAGTTTTCAATCGCATTGTCATTCAGTTTAATGTCTGTAATGGTCAACGGGCCTTCGCCAGCCGCTATCAACCAATTCAAATATTCGTCATTGTCTTTAGCGGATACAAACTTGCCAATGGTTTGACCACCGCTTTTTACCTTGCCATACGTCAACGAAACGGCATTATTTTGCCCCTCCATTGTCTGTACGCCACCCCATGAATATGTCGGTTCATTTTCCCCGTCAAATCCACCTGTGTCGATTTTCTGCCCAGCCATTCTGCCAATCAAAGAAGAACCGAGGAACATAACCGCAGTAGCCGCTGCATAAGCCGCAAACGTGCCAGCCTTAATGCCAATGCCTGCCAACCATCCACCGCTGGCAATACCGAACGACACTACAGATAAAGCAACAGCGGCAATGATACCAAGAATGCCCTTGCCGCCCTTACCACCGCCTTTTGCCACTACGGGATAGATAACAACAAAATCGTCATTCTTAATTTGGTAATCATTGTCAACACTATATCCGTTGACCGTGGCCTGCATTTCAACGCCATCAACAGTGTTTTCTTTCAGCAGTTCTCCAAGTGTACCGTCATATTCTACTTGTGATACAACCCTTCCGTCCTGCGGAGAAAACGGATTTGTAACGATTACTAATGTTATCATTCTTTACCACCTATATATTCATAAAATCCCACAATTACTCTGCGCCATGCAGGATTGCTGATTCTGTCAATACACACACCGACACGTTCTCTTGTGTGGATAAACTTTCCACCGCCAATATATACCGCAGTGTGGTTTACCACTCCGTCCGGCGATCCAAAGCGGATTGCAATAAGGCAAGGTGCTTTCGGTTCAGTGATTTCTTTCCACGGATAATGTTTTGTGTTGCCTTGTATCAGTTCGCTGATTTTGCACATATCGTCATAGCTTTTGTACTGGTCGTCATATTCAGGAATGTTATATCCATACCGCCTGTATACTTCCTTAACCAATCCATAGCAATCAAAACCAATATTTATATCACGCCCTTTATCAACAAAAGGCACACCTATCAAATCCGTGAACATCATTGTGCATAAACCCCCTTCTGGTCAATGCCGGGATAGCCGCCAAACCTTGCACTGTTGTTGTGTTCTCTGCAATCTGCCAACGTATGCTTACACGTTTCAATAGGCCCGTTGTATCCACAGCGTAAACCCTTATAAGCAAACGGGCAGTTGTTCTTCATGTATCTGTCTATTGGTCTGCGTGTACGTGCGCTATAGGCGTTGCCAAGCGTAAAAGTAATCCACTGTTCATCAATCTTGCAATCCAATACAGTAAAGTATTCTTCAAGGTCTGCATCACCATTCATGTTCAGCGAATTGACCACTCGCAAAATTACTTCTGTGCCTACGCCACCACCGCTATCTTCCACATACCACTGCATCCCTTGTGCCACGTTGCTGACTTGCAACGATACGTTTGGATCAGAACCATCACTTTCTTCGGATGTTTCACCAATTTTAAATGGGAATGCCTGATATAACTGCCCCTTCCAAGTTACATCCTCGTTGTTGTAGCAGATATATACAGTGTTCTGTAAACGAATTTCTAACAGAATAAGGAAACAGCTATCCGTAGATAATTTATTTTTTTCTGCCTTGCTAATTGCTGATATAGATAGCATTTACGCCTCCTGAAATTGCAGTTCTACATTCCAATAATTAATAAACTGCAACTCGCTATCAAACTTGATGCACCGCACCGCATACGTTCTGTTGTCAGCAGGATTTAACCAATTAAACAC